TATCAACACGAAAGCTACTGCATGTCGTGGTGACTTGGTTAGATTAACAACTGGAGATGCCGATGGTTGGTTTGTTGTCAATCAAGTAGGGATCTGGGCACAAGAATCATAAACTTAAACTAAAGGAAAAATATCATGAGCTTAAAATCGTTAGATAGCAGAGCTATCATAGGCGAGTTTTTTCTTCGGTTGGCCCAGAATCCCGGTTCTGCATGGATCGATAGAATTGGCATGAAGTTCAATACCAATCAAGAAACCGAAACTTACAAGTGGTTAGGACAAGTTCCTGCTATGCGTGAGTGGTTGGGCGGTCGAAATGCAAAGGGCTTAATCGATAATGGACTCTCTATTACAAGTAAAACGTACGAATCTACCTTGGAGATTGATGTTGATGAACTCCGCAGGGACAAAACTGGTCAGGCTATGATTCGTATTCGTGAACTGGCAGATAGGGTAAACTCTCATTGGGCTTCCCTTTTGTCTACTCAAATTCTGAATGGTGCATCAACAGCTTGTTATGATGGGCAATTCTTTTTTGATACTGACCACACTGAAGGCAAAAATACAAGTAGCCAGAGCAACGACATTTCTGTTGATGTTTCTGCAGTGCCTGTGTCTAATCACGGCTCTACCACTGTACCTTCGGTTGGTGAAATGAACAATGCTATCCTTCAAGGAATACAAACAATTCTTGGGTTCAAGGACAATGAAAATGAACCTATGAATGAAGGAGCAAGGTCGTATCTGGTAATGGTTCCAACTTCACTGTGGCATATTGCACAGGGAGCGGTTGCTATGCCAGTAATTGACTCACAAGCTACAAATGTAATGGGTGCATTGGGTATGGATATTGGTGTAGTAGCCAACCCACGCTTAACTTGGACCGATTCGTTTGCAGTATTTAGGACTGATGGTAACGCAAAACCATTTATTCTTCAATCAGAGGTCGATCCTCAAGTGACTGCCATCGCTGAAGGATCAGAACTTGAATTTAAAGAAAACAAACATCACTATGGTGTAAAAGCCGTACGAAATGTTGGTTATGGTTTTTGGCAACACGCTTGCTACGTTACAATGACCTAAAATTAATTAATGGTCCTCCCACTCGGTGTAGTGGGAGGATTTTTTAGGAGAAACTGATGCATTTTTATACTTCAAAAGACAGTTTTAAAAGTAGTGTTGGTGTTGATTCTATCGTTGAACTAACCAAAGATCAAGCTCGTAGAAGATCGCATGCAGTGGAAAGTCTTGGTGATAATCGATATAAAGTATTGAGTACAATTCACTTTAAAGAAGGAGAGGTTTTTGGAATAGAACAAAAATTGGGAAGTAAATTACATAAGAATTTGTTTGGTGATGCAAAAACTTCTACCTCCCATTATTCAAAAAGTTCGTTTGTTCAACCAGAACCAGAATCAAAACCAGAACCCAAACCAGAACCCAAACCAAAACCTGTTAAAAAATCTAAGACAAAGAAAGTATTTGGGAGTAGAAGATAATGGCGTTGTCGACAAATTTAGAAACTGATTTGAATGATGCTTTTTTTAATTCTGATGATTTTGCAGTATCAGCCACGTGGACTCCTGCAGGAGAGTCTGCCCAGACAGTCAAGGGAATTTTTGATAAGGAATTTATAGAAGTTGAAGTGGGAGATACAATAGTACAAGAGCGAGAATTGACTTTTACGTGCCAATCATCTGATTTGACTTCTCCTGCACAGATAGCAGAAGATGATACTTTAGCTATTGATAGTGTTACTTATGTTGTTATGAGAGAAGAAAAAGACGGGACCGGAGTTTCTATAATAAAATTGAAAGCCAACACTTAATGGCCCATGCAAGAAAAACTATAAGAGATCAGATAAAAACTTCTTTAACTGGTTTGTCTACTACAGGCAGTAACATAACTACAGGCAGGTCTTATCCTGTGGCTGTCGGTGATTTGCCTGCGTTGTTTATTTATAGTGGACCAGAAGAAATTTTACGTGAAACGCTAACTTATCCCCGTGATTTGGAAAGAACTTTTACAGTTATAATAGAGGCTGTTGATGATGATAAAAGTTCTTCCACAGCAGAAGACACTATGGATACCATATTGAAAGAAGTTGAGGTTGCCCTAGGTGCAGACCCTACTCTTTCCTCTAAGGCAAGAGATTCATATCTACAGTCAATCGAAGTTGTGAGGCAGGGGGATCAGGAAAGAACTGTTATAATAATGAGAATGGAGTGGGTTTGCATATATAGGACTAAAGAAACCGCTCCAGAAACACTAACTTAGAGGTAATATTATGGTAGTAAAAAATGGTCAACCCACCACAATGACAAACAAAGCTGGTGATATAGTTAGGGTTATGCAGGATTCCATAGATCATATGCTTGAAGTTGGTTGGACGATAGTTGATGAAGAAGAAGAAAAAAAAGTTTCAAAACCAAAAAATAAGAAAGACAAATAATTTAAACTAGGAGATTGGTATGGCAAATCATAAGGGAAGTGAAGGAGTCATAAAAATAGGCGGAAACACAATGGCTGAAGTTACAGGATGGACTTTGACGCAATCTAGCTCTACTATTGAAAATACTGAGTTGTCAGACACAACAAGGACTTATCTATCAGGCCTTAGTGAGTATTCTGGCACTGTTGATTGTCACTGGGACGAAACTGACACAAATGGTCAGGTAGCGTGTACTATTGGTGCGTCTGTTGCTCTTTACTTTTACCCAGAAGGAGCAACATCTGGGGATACGTATTTTAGTGGAACTGCTCTTGTAACTGGGATTACAAGAAACGCATCAGTTGATGGTTTGGTTGAAAGTAGTTTGACCTTTCAAGGAACTGGAGCATTAGCTATTTCAACTGTTTGATTTAAACTAGGAGGGTTATAAATGAAAGGCTCAGAATTTTTAGAAAAAGCCAAAGCCCAATATGATGATTTTGGCTTAAAATCAATAGAGTTAGATGAAATAGGAACTATTTATTATAAACCTATGACATTATCTGAACGTAAAGTAATCCAACAAATTGCAAAAGCCACGTCTGAACTGCCTGCAGCAACTGTTGTGGTAAAGGCATTGGATGAAAATGGAGAACGCATGTTTAGTAATGTAAACAAGGCCGATTTGATACGTGGTATAAATGCTGAATTATTGGATGATGTAGCTTCTCAATTGATTGAGGTTAAAAGTGTTGAGGACCGTGTAAGGGACTGACTGAAGACTTGGAAGAATATAATTTGTATGCTCTTTCAAGTCAGCTACATAAAACAGTTTCTGAATTAATGTCATTGTCTGTTGATGAGATTTGCGGTTATTTTGCATTCGAACAAATGAGAGAAAAGAATATAACACCAAAAATTAAAAAAGGTACATAAATAGTGGCTCTTGGTGATAAATCAGTACGGTTTGATATAGAAGGTAGGAATAAGACTACCAAAGCTTTTAAACAAGTTAACTCTTCTATGTCCAAGTTAACTGGTGTTGCAGGAAAACTGGCAGGAGCGTTGGCAGGAGCTTTTGCAATCGGCAAAATAGGAGCTTTTGGTAAAGAAACGCTAGCAGCTGCAGATGCAATAGGCAAGTTTGCTGATCGGGCAGGCGTTTCTACAGATGAATTACAGAAGATGCGTTATGCGTTCGATCTGGCAGGTGTTGGTGTAGAGGCCGTTGACAAGGGATTGCTTAATTTTGGCAAAAGATTAGGTAAGGCTGAAATGGGAATTGGTGCTTTAAAGGGCGGTTTAGAAAAAGGGGAAGCAGCTTTACTAGATATGGTAATGGCCACTGATAGCCAATCGGAAGCTTTGGATGTCATATTTAAAGCTATGGGAGCTGCTACAACACAAAGAAGAAAATTGGCAATAGCCGATGCAGCTTTTGGTATGTCGGGACTAAGAATGACTGCAGCTTTTCGTGAAGGGTCTGAAGTATTTTTCCAAATGAAGAACGAAGCTGCAGCTCTTGGTGTTGTTCTTGATGAAAGTATGATCAGAAAAGCCGAAGAGCTTAACGATCAGATGGGCAAAGTGTCCAAGGTTATTGGTGCAAAACTGATGACGGCATTTAGTGGTTTGTTTCCAGTTATGTTAAATGCCAGTAATGCTATTCTTGATTTTAGTATGAGGTTGAGAGGTTTATCAAGTATAGCAGACAAAGATAGGGAAGCTTTGTCTGAAATGTTGATTGATGCTAAGGGGAAGGTTATAACCCTTGAGGCGGAAATCGCATCTTTAAATGAGGCGTTTACACCTGCAAGGGTTGTTGGGCAGTGGTGGCTCAATCGTGATCTTAAAGCTGCAAGAGGGAACGTTGAGCATTTGCAAAAAGCATACGATAACATAACAGTTTCCATAGACTTGGAAAAGAAAATAGCAGCTGCTCCTGAGCCGTCAGGCATTAAAACACTAATGGACGTTATTGATTTTTATGACGTATTTGACAAAAAACTGGACGACTCTTTTACTAAACAATTGGCTGCCGATAAAAAACTTGCTCAATCGGCTGTTGAAAAAGAAAAGAGTATAAAACTTAAACTTAAGGAATTGCATTTTGAAAAAGAGTTGATAAAAGAAAGGGCCGAGGGAGATCACCAAGTAGCTAGGATGATGGAACTTAGAAA